ACGTAACCACCCATGAAGTCAGACTTGGGACGTTCTACCTTGGGCGGACACGCAATCATTTTACGCATCAGTAGTCGGTAGATGATACTGTCCCAGATATTGGTAGTACCAAGGGCATCGATATAGTTCACACCACCACGATAGGCCATCGTCATACACAATTCGATCAGTCCGAGTTTCTCGTCCAGTCTATCTACGAGTTCCACGTCCTTGATGTTATAGTCAATGAACTTCTGGAAGTCATGTAGGTACAGAGAGTGAAGTGAACCGTGTTCCTCATAGGATAGTTTGTTCTCACCCAGAACCACGTGGGCAATATTATCCAGTCGGTAAGACTCCTGTCGTCCCCACGTATTGAGAGTAAACTTCTTGAAGATCTCAAGGTAGTCGATCTGTTCTACACCAGTGATGTTGTAGATCTGTGACTTCATACCCTCGTCAAAGTAAGAGGATTCCGAGACCAGACCCCACGGTGAGAACTTCTTCGCCTCGTCAAACCCAGCGAGTTTGGTCATGCGGTTGATCAGATACGGTAAGTCAAATGTACGAGAGTTCCAACCAGTAATAATATCTGGTGTATGTTCTCTCCACCAGTCTAGGAAGTTGGTCATCAAGGTGAGTTCATCTTTACAGACACGGTACAGGACGTTCTCGCCTGCATCGTAGGATTGCATACCCCACACATGATACTCGTCAGAGCCACGTTGTTTCATGGTGATCGAGATTACTGGATGGTCTGCCTTAGATGGTTCGGGGAATCCGTCATCCGACTCGACCTCGATATCGATAGTCCAGACTGACACCTGACTCGCATCGAACGGAATCACGCCAGGGAATTTGTCGGCAATATATTGTGTGACGTAGTTGGTCGTCCCGAAGATCTTGAAGTTCTCAACACCATCATACCTCTTCGCAAAGTCGCCCGCCTCCTTCATGTTACCAAAGGTGATGGGTTCTACGTTTGTACCATCCAGACCAGTCCACCGTGTTTGTGTCTTGTTAGACGGAACAAACAGTGTCGGTTTGAATGGAATCTTTTTCTTGACTCGTAAGCCGTTTTCGACTCCACGATATAATAAGTTGTTACCGTAACGGGCAACGGAAGTATAAAACTCCATGCGGTCTCCTCATAATGTAAGTGGTATTATACCACAAGGGGCGTAGATTGTCAATCAATTACTTTGAATCTTTTACTACGTTTCCAAGGTTCCGTTTGCATCTTTTCTGGATACAATCTATGTTCCTGAGTAACCATCAAATCTTTTTTAACCACTTGTGTGGTAGGGTTTGGTGGCCAGAAAGACCTCGGTAGATGCGGAAATATATCACGATCGTATTTGTTGTAGGTTTCAAACATCTCTTCTTTGGATTTACCAAATCGTAGAGAATCTCCGTTCGCCCACGGATGTATGAATGTGAATTCTTTTAAGTTATATTGTTCTGAGTTTTCGAATTGATAAGTACAGTAAGTTTTGTAAAGTCTCTCCAGTACTCCATATGGGCCACAGTTTATAGGAAATTCTTTTTGTGATAACAAGTGATAACTGTGATGTGCTAGATCTCTAGAGAACGAATAACATCCCATGAACAACCCTATGTTTGCATACTCAAGGTTTCGTGTTCCGACTATTGATACGAGATACCTAAAGATATCTTCGTGTTCGGGCCATAGATAGGTGTCATGTTCAGTAACCCAGAATCGTTCTTCGGTTAAAGATGCCTGTCGCATAAGTTCCCAATGAGAACACATGCCTGCCCTTTCTGTGGGTGAGTGTGGTTGATCAAATTCAAACCTGGCTTTCTTAGTCTTTCGATCTCTATCTAACGTCATCAACGACCATTGCCAGTTGTATCTGGATTGGTGTTCTTCAAAGTCTGGATGTTGGGGCGTGATTGCCTCGAATGGAATGATTTCTATTATATCAGATACACATTCAAACGATGCTTTGGATATCTCATGATACTCCATAGACGCTTCGTTGTCGGGCATAACTATTTGATAAAATTTCAACTTACTCATAACAACCTTATTTATCTAGGGGTGAAGGGGGAAGAATGACTTCCCCCTCCGAATATCATACTAATGGGGCTAAACAAAGAACTGTTATAACGAAACTCGTTACGAATAAAAGAGTTTCGAACACCCAGTCGTATGAGGATCGCATTGAACGATCTTTTAGGGTTTTCATAATTTACCTCGAAAAATTAACTGATAGAAATTTTACGAGGACGCTTCTCTTCTGGTAACACTACCTTTAAATTAATTACAAGTATACCATTACTATAAGAAGCTCCGTCTACTTCGACATATTCACTCAAGCGGAAAGTACGTCTAAACTTCTTGGTAGAGATCCCTTTATGAAGGTATTCACCTTCTGGTTCAGAGGGTTTACTCTCACCGCTGACGCTTAACGTTCTTTCTTTCTGCTCTATATCCAGATCGGATTCTTCGAACCCAGCAAGTGCGAGTTCAATTGAGTACTCTGTTGAGGATCGCTTAACAATGTTGTGAGGTGGATAATTATCCTTGGCATGCCTCGCTACAAAATCAAGTTCATCTAAAAGATGATCGAACCCTACAAAAGACGCTCGTGGAAATAGTTGTGATGCTTTAAGATTAGTCATATTTTTTCTCCTTTTAAAAAGCAAGTTAAATGAATGCCCGACCTATTCGGCACATTCGACTGTATTTATACTTTTGTTATTTTCTAAAAGTATATACTTGGATCTGGATCGCCCTCGACTCCAAAACTAAATGTCACCCTACTTATTTGGGGAACCACTTGGTGATGTGTACCACGAGGTATCCAGACGTAATCGCCAGGCTTAAAGTCAAAGAATTCATTATTGTTAATGCCTTCTACTTTTAACTTTAAAGTTGAGATTACTTGAACCAAGAACACATCCATCGAATCTTTGTGCCAAGGATAACTATCACTAGCATATCCAAATCCACTAAACGCAATGTTTGTGATCTTGTTTCCGTGTAACGCAAATGTATCTTGCATCTCTGCCTCGATCTTCTTTGCGAACTCTGGTGCGGATGGTCTAGCATGAAAAGCGTTTAGACCGATCCGCATTTTACTTGTGTTGGTGTCACATGATTCTTTGGGATGAGTATCTAACATAGACATATACTCATTCCAATTATACGTCATTTCAATAGGAAGTTTACCACGAAACGGTTTCTTCTCCGCAATGTGATCTTCTATCTCATCACCTTGAAATATACCAAAAAATTCCATCGATTACTTGTTACCTATATTATATTTTGGACATAGCTCCCACTCGTCCTTCTCTTTAAAACCAATGATTTTGATCTGTCGCATTGGCGCACAGTCCTGAGCAACGTCTGCATTCTGGATCTCTACGAGTCCCCAGTCTGCCAATAGAGTTGCGATTGTATTTCGTCTTTGAATGTCAGATAGTTCAAGATTAGACTTCTTACCATCCAACATGAATAATTCTTTGAAGTGTACTATAAAGTACCTACCTTGTTTGTGCAATATATGACACGACTGAAATAATTTATTTTCCTTGCGAGACGCCACGCCTATCCTTGTAAGTGTTTCTCTTACTTTGAGAAAGTCGTCTGGTTCCGTCAAGGTGACCTCCAACATTTTGGAGACATTCCATTCTACGATATTATTTTCTTCCACCTTTGTTCACCTTATTTTTTATTATGTTAAGTTGAGAGGTAGATAAGAGAGGTAGGACTTGAATGGCCTTTTCATTACTATATCCATAATACTCTTTTATCACATCAACGTTACTGTCAGTTTCGGGTTTAACCCATTTAGAGAAACGTTTTCGTTTCCTAACTATATTTAGTAAAAACTGAAATTGTAACTTTCCATCAAGGTGATGATACCTGTTCATCTCATTGGCCATATAAACGGTATCGGGAAAGTAAGATAGACTACGATTGACCATGAATGGAGCATACTTCTTCTCCACATCTGGATCTACCATCACGTCCTTCTTACCAAAGGTGATTTCATTCACAAACTGAAAGGGATTCATATTTGTTCTATCTCCATGCCACATTTTTCTAAGAACTTTAACCCTTCGTCCGTTCTTAGATGTGGGTTTCTCCAGTATACTTTCTTGATACCAGATTGATGTATTAGTTTCGCACAATCCATACAGGGTGCGGTCGTAGTGTATATATCTGCATTATAACATGATTCAGAACTCATGGCAACTTTCGCTATTGCGTTAGTCTCTGCATGTAACACTTCCTTCCTAGTCTTTGGTTCTAACTTGACACCAGACTTAGGATTATATCCTTTAGGGAAAACGATCTCCTCACAGTTGTTACTCCAACCAGTAGGCATACCATTGTACCCAATAGATATGATGCGTTTATCTTTTACAATAACCGCACCAACCTTTAATCTTTTTGCACTTGACAGTTCCGCAAAAGTTTCTGCGGATTTCATAAATGCCTTTTCCCACTTGTCTACCATTGATGTATCACTCCGCTAATAATAAAGAAACAAGTTATGAAGTTAACTAGGACAATGATAGAACGAATGATCGCAACCATGTCGGCTTCTCGATCTGTCGTTCCCTCTTTTTCACCGAGTGATTTTGCCCAGAGTCTCCAGTATTTTCTCATTTAAATAATGTGAGTTGCATTCCTTGATCATACGAATGTGCGAGTTTGGTCTGCCAGTTATCGCAACGATCCAACTCGTGTTTCGAGATATTGTATCTATACTTTGGATCCCAACCCTCTTCGATCTCACCAGAAGTGATCGCCTGATCTAGTGAAGAGTAAACACCAGCGATGTACTCTTCTTGTTCCCTAACCATTTTAACAACATACATGTCCATTATATGTACTCCACGTTTGCCATACATTCCGTGAGACACGCAACCATGTTTAGTTCGTGATCTGCCACAAATGCATTTTTGTATTGATAATCAGCGAGGATCAGAACTAACTGCGGAATCGAGTTAGGTGATACCTTGCCCTCCATTGAATCGTATATACCACGATAGATACTAGCTGGTTCTAGGTCAATATTATTGACAACCCAACTACGCATCTTCTTGAAGTCTTTGTTCTTTAATGATTGAAAAAGGTCATTATAGTTACCATTACTATCACTAATGAGTGCTCCAGTACTCAAAGTACCACCGATAGAATGACGTTGTGCCTCGTTGAGAACACGTCTCCAGTCGGGGGCGTATCGCATGATCAGTTCCGCAATGACTTCGTTGGTATACGAGATACTTTCGTCATCAAGAATCTTGGACAGTCGTCCCATGAATTGACCACACAAATCTGCAAGAACTTTCTTAGAGTTGGTGAACTCGTATACACTGCATCGTGAGTGTAGTGGTTCGATAACCTTGTTCTTGAAATTACAGGTGAGAATAAACCGACAGTTGTCAGAGAACTCTTCTATGAATCCACGTAACGCTGGTTGCGTTGATTGTGGATTAAGGTAGTCCGCCTCATCTAAGATTACAACTTTGTAACCACCTGAGAGAGAGATAGATGAGGCGAACTGTTTGATCTTACCACGGAGTGTATCAATGTTACCGTCTTCCGATCCATTGATCACAATGTGGTCTAAACCTAATTCGTTACAGATCGCACGTGCGACCGTTGTCTTACCAGTACCAGCCGTACCAGTGAACATCATGTTGGGGATCTCCCCATTGTCTACGATGTTTTGAAATGTTTTCTTGAGATCTGACGACAGGATAGTGTCAGAGATTTTTGTTGGTCGATACTTCTCAACCCAAAGAAAGTCAGTAGACATTTGTTTCTCCATGATAAAAATAAAATATGTTTCGTAAGATGTACATTGTACACTATATGAAACAGAAAGTCAAGGGGGTCTTCGACATTGTCTTTAAGGACTTTACCCATTGCCCTTGTGCCGATCAAGATTCTTATTTAAGCGCTTCTATGATCTGTGCTTTGGTTGACCTAGTTGTCACCTTCACGCCTTGGTGTTTTGCAACATCCAAAAGCTGTGCTTTGGTGAGACCACTGTAGTCTTCGGTAGGTGTTTCACTAACCGCCTCGTTAATTACATCTATAGTACTAGGTGCATTACCCAATACTTTTTTAGCTAGATGAAAAGTAACAAAACCACCGACAATTACTAATAGTAATATATCCATAATCTACTCCTCTACTTCTGATTCAGTAGACTGTGCAGCCTCTACCATATTAATTACTTGCACCGCTTGATCTCTTAGCTGTCCGATGGTCGTGAGTTCTTCACCCTTAAATCCACCTCTCTGCACAACGGTATCGATTACCGCAACTGTTGACCGAGCGACACGGTTTGATAAATCATTCAATTGTTCTTGATCTGACATTTTATACTCCATACTTTGATGTTTTCTCTAGGGCAATAAAATACTCTAGTTCTGATTGCTTCGACTTGAATTGGGAAATTAACTTCTTAGAAATATTTACTTCGAAGTCTTCATTCACCACTTTCAAATTATTTACATTTAGGATAAAGTTGAAGTCGGCATCTTCAGGATAACTACCTTCAACATCTATTGAGAATACATTTGAAGTTGCATCCTTACTGTCCACGACCGAGAGTTGAACCGATCCACCAGACGGTGTAATCGAGATTTCACTATGTCCCAGTACAGAGGCAGCCCTCTTCACTTTACCCAATGTATCTATATCTAGTACAAAACTAACGTCCGCTTCAGGCATGATGATGTCCTTATTAGGGGCAGTCAACATATCTGGATCAGAGAAGAAGTACTTGATCTTACTACGTCCAGTAGAATCACCCACCGTCACAAATCCTTCCGAGAATGTGAGATGTGGTTTGTCTACTAGAGACAGTACAGACAGAAACTCGTTGAGGTCATAGATACCAAATTGACTTGGCATTGTTTCCTCTAGTGATGTTTGTGACATCACATTACGAGCGACAGATATAGTCTTGAGTGTGTTTCCTTCTTGGAACACAATGTTTGGGTTAATACTCGCATAGTTTTTGAGTACATTTAAAGTTTTATCAGATAATTCCATAATTAATTCCTACAGTTGATCGGTTAATGTTGCATATTATATCACAGACGAATGACATTGTCAAGCCGCCTCTTTCATTTTAGAGAAGTTTTTCTCTTTGACAAACTCAATACGTCTATCGAAAGCCGCATCTTCGAGTTCACCTTTGTGTGAGATCACAAACACATGAGTATCTTCACCCAGACTGTTAATGATCTTCATCAAGTTATCGACACCATCGTCATCCAAAGATGAGTCGAATGTCTCATCCAGAATCAGTAGGTTAGTCGCAACTGAGTTCTTCATCTTCGCAATCTGTCTCCACGTAAATAGTAGGGACAAATCGATACGTTGTTTCTCACCCTCAGAGAATGAGTCATACGTAAATGCATCACGGTGACGTGAACGGATAGTCTCTTGGAAACTTTCGTCCAGATCAAAGTGTACAAAGAAGTCTAAAATTTGTAGGTACTGATTTGTCAATTGATTAATAACAGGAATGTACTGTTTAATAATCTTGGTCTTGATACCTGTGTCTCTAAGTAGTTCTGCGTTTACTTGGTTGTACGCATACTGTTCATTCAACTTATACTTGTTCTCAGTCAAAGACAATTCAGACTCACGTAGTGTTTCTAGTTCAGTGTTTGCCTTTTCTAGATCACCTGTCTCCCCTTGTGCCTTCGACAGATCTGTATGTATAGATGTAATGTTCTTTTGTAAACGAGAGATCGTCTGATTGTTATTGTTCAGTTCGTTCTGCCAGTTGCGGATCGCTTCAGACATTGCATCATACGATTCTTGTAGAGACTTATAGTCCTCATCCTTTTCTTTGGCTAGTGCCATAGTATCGTTGAGTGCATTCGCCTTTCTTTTTGCTTTCGCAACTTTCTCGTCACGGATCTCTTGACTGATATCTTGATCACATGACGGACATACTTCGTTCTCTTCAAAGAACTTAGACTCTTTGACCAATGCTTTGATCTGAGTCTTGAATGATGACATGTACTCGGTCAGTTCTTTTGCCTTGACCGAAAGATCATCTATCTGCTTTAATAGAGGTGGCTGACGTTCCTCAACTATCGTACTAAGTTCCGTGTTGCGTTCTTGTAACTCTACAATCTCCGCATTGATCTCTTCGATCTTCTCCTCTTTTTCCTTACGGTATGCGGTGTTTACTGCATTGAGATCACGTAGATATTTCTTCTGTGCGTTGATCTTGGTCTTGCACATTTCTAGATTGTGATTAGATGTCTGGATCTCATCTTTAAGAATACTCATCTTCTCTTTGAGTAACGAGTTCATCTTAGAGAATACATTAATGTCTAGTAGATCTTCGATGACATCACGTCTTGCACCCCCAGACAATTGCATGAATGGTACGAAAGAACTTGATCCCAGAACAACAATCTGGTGGAAACTCTTGTGAGTCAACTTTAGAATGTTCTTCTCTAGAACCTGTTGATATTCCTTCGCATGTGAGTTCTGATTGATCATGTTCCCACCTTGCCATATCTCAAACTTATTAGGTTTGATCCCACGTACAATTTTGTACTCTTGAGAATTGACAGAGAACTCTACCTCAACAAGTGTACCTTTGTTGTTGATAGAATTGACCAATTGATTTTTAGATACCTTGCGGTGAGGTTTTCCAAATAGACCGAACGACAGGGCATCCAACATCGTGGATTTGCCTGCGCCATTATGTCCAACCACAAGAGTTGTTGGGGAACTAAGAAAGTCTAACTCAGTAAAGTTATTACCAGTAGACAGAAAGTTCTTGAATCGGAGTTTCTGAAATTTAATCATAGGGTGGTATTATACCATATTCATCATCTATTGTCAAGGATTAATCTAGTGTGCCGTCCTCGTACCGTCCACACCAATTACACGAAGCACCCTTCTCAACTTCAAGGGTAGTCTTCTCAACTGGACATTCACATATCCAACTTTCAAACTTAGACATCACATCAGCCGCATCATCGACTGCCGTCTTCTTACCGAAGATCGAATCATAGTTATCCATGTATTTCTTACTAGGGGCTTTAGACTGGATACTATCTCCAGTTACATCATTCTTAGTTGGCATTGATCAACTTACCGCCTTTATCAGAAACTTCTTTCACCACGTCTGCGAACATACCTTTGTTCTGGTGACTCATAGACTGATAGTTTTTCTTATCTCTTCGTTTAGAGATCCCCGCCTTCCTCATAAGTTTTGCTTTCTTTCCGTTCACTATGCTACCTCCACATTTTCTGCTTCTTTCATTAAACTATTTATTTCTCGTTTGATCCGATTCTTATCTAGATCCGTATTTATATTGTCAACATATTGGTTGACCAAAGTAGCAGTATCGTCAACCTGTAAGTTGTCGTCACTTACTGCACCACCCCTAAACTCTGAGAAATCCTCTGCAATCTTTAGTTCGTGTATCTTCTGCGATTGTACACGATCTACGAATCTTTCAAATTTATATGGATCTCCTTTGTTTACCACAATGATCTTAACAAACTTATCATCAAGGTAACGCATATCCTTAAACTTGAAGTCATCGATCTTCTCATGATCGTAGAAGATCTTCTCGTGTATTGTAACAGGATTATGAACTGGTGTCAACTCTCTTGTTTCAGTATCAAGTACATGAAAGTATTTCTTGTCATCACAATCCGACCAGAAGAACTCCATCTGTGATCCAAGGTAATGAATATTACCCTGTGATGAACGAGTGTGGAAGTGACCAGACAGAACCAGATCAAATCTCTGGAAAGGTGCCATCGACATACCACCGTGACACGGAATACCTTTAGACATCTCGAACCCATCCAACTCTAGGTGAGCTCCTACCACATCTGCCTTACAGTTCTTTAGGAATTCTAAAGTCGCAGTTTCGTTTTCCTGATTTATCCAAGGTACTAGTGCCATGTCCATCTTACCATAACGCATGACAGTGTTCTCAAGAATCACATTCACTTCATTCATATAGTGACCTTGTAATTCTTTTAATGCATTTAGTTCATTGGTATTCTTAAAGTAAACGTCATGGTTACCCACGATGATATCCATAGTGATACCATACTCACGCAACTTTTCTAGAAAGATCTTACGGTTGTGTTGTAGTGCCTTGAAATTGATTGTCTTACGGTTGTCGTAATAGTCACCCAAGTGTACAATCTGTTTGATATCGTTCTCTAACAGATATGGGAAAAAGACATCCCGATAGAACTTTTCTTGATAGTCCATAAAGATGTCTGACGAATTACGGATACCGCAATGCGTATCATTTAAGATCGCTATTTTCATAATATACCTATCGCAATTTGTAAAATATACTCGACATTATACCACACTGGCAACATAATGTCAAGTATTCTAGTCAGAAAAATGTCCTGTCAAATCTGAGTCAACGTTGACCGCACGTCTCTTACGTTGTTTCTTTTCTTCCTTTGCGTATTCTTTAAAGTCTGCATCTGCGGTCTTAACAACATCAATCCTCTGTCTGAGTAAATCAACAAATGGTAGAACATTACTGTAGTCTCCCATCTTGTCTTCATCTGATAGATCTATGAACTGTTCGATTCCCGCCTCTGCGATATACTTCATCTTGATATCTTGTTGACGTTTCTCACGTTGGATTCTACGTAGAAAGGCATACCAAGTAATTTGAGTAAAGTATGCGAACGCATTGGGTTTACCAGATCTGGTTGCGGCCTCTAGATTATAATTCTCGATTGCTTTTAGACAGTTCTCCACCGCATCCATCACCATCTCCTCACGGTAGGTGTATCGGACGAAGTTTGCCTTATGTGATAGACCTTCTGCAATCTTTAGAAAACATTCCGCAACATAATTAGGAACGACAGGTTTCTCCTTACCAGCCTCCTTACACATTCTTGCATGACTAACGTAGGTTACAACTGCCTGTGAGAAGTCAGCATTATTTACGTAATGGGGTTTTTCTTTTGGTTTCATTTTATATATCACTCCTAATATAACGTACATTATACCACATTTGGTACTCTGTGTCAACTATAAAAAAATTTAATTAAACGCTTGACAAAAGTTGCCACTGCCTGTATAATCAAAGCCGTCTTTGCCCCGCTGTGAACATACGATTTAGTGCATGGTTGGAAACTTGATAACATTACTGTCACTGTCTCCACCACCTTCATCATTATTGTCGTTGGACATCTTATCCATGAGTTCATCCAACATAGAAGTTGCAACCTTAGCCGCTTCTCTCTGTTGATCGTAGTCTTGTCCAGTCTCTATCTCTTCGATCGTCATCTTATACTGTTGTAACATCTGAGGCATCGGATAAGTTACTGCCACTATGGAAGGCGATTTTAAAATTACAAAAGTTTCGGGATCATCCATGTATGTCATGAATGTACGGAATGAGTGGTATCTAGTTTTATCTGGTGCAATATCCGTTTGCAATTTTAATGCACGTCTCATAACAACATCGTAATCATCCTCTTCGATAATTTCGGCGAGAACTTCTTCTCCTGTTACAAGTTTTAAATGTTTCACTGAATAGAGATCTAAATCACTCATCATTATGTCCTTTTAAATTTATAGGGTAGATCTTGTATCTGAACCCCTCTTTAGTATATATCTTAATCCTTTCTGCACTATGTTTTAAAGTAAAGTTTTTGTAACCTCTAGTATGTAGATCGTCTGATATATCATAAAGCTTAGTAGTACGCCCATCGTCAGACTTTCGTAACCCTCGGCCGATAGATTGAAGAACCTTAACTTGTGATTTACTTGGAGAAGCAAATATGATATTATGGAGATTCCGTATATTAATCCCAGTAGAAAAAGTTCCAAGTGAGGCAACAATGATAGCATTTTTTTGTCCTTCTACGATTCCTCTTATCTGTTCACGGTCAGTCGCATCAACTTCCCCCGACACATAAAAGACCTTACGATCATCTTTTACTTTTTCTTTTATTTGATCGTAAAGTAACTTCCCATGTTTTTCAACAAACTGGAATAGTACCAGAGTGTTCCCTTCCTGTGACATTGCAAGGTTGGTAACGAATCGCAGTCTATCTGGATTGGTCACAATGTAGTCAACCTCTTCCTGATATGATTTGTCTTTCATCATTTCACAGATATCGTTATGGTATCGCAGTAACAGGACAGATATGTCCAGTTCTGCCAAGGTTTGGCTCTCCATCAGTTTTACGGTGGTAGTCACCGTGAATGTGGGGCCGAATAAACCTTCTAGTACCAATTTGTTTGTCTCAGTACCATCTAATGTACCAGTCGTACCCCATCTATAAGAGGCATTCACACACTTGTCCATCATTGTGGATAGAGACTTCGCCTTAAATAGGTGAACCTCGTCACCGAATACAGAATCAAACTGAGTAAACCACTCTGTACCGAATCGATAGATCGACTGCCATGTAGAGATGATTATTCGTTTATCAGTCTTCTTCTCCTTACCCGAATAGATACGATGTGCCTCGTTTGCAACATCCATACCGTAGTCTTCGAAATCCTTATACATCTGTTCCACTAGACTTGTTGTAGGAACAATAATCAGTACCTTTCTACGAGTACGTTCTAGTACCCATTTCATAAGGTTATATATGATAAACGATTTACCACTACCTGTAGGTGACAGTAGAAGGGCCCTTTTGTTTTCTATACCATGTACAATTGCATCGTACTGGTAACCACGAACATCGAACGGTGCATCGTAGTCTTTTATTTCTTTCATGAGTGTGGGATGATCAACCTTATTCTTCATAGCAGGGTGAC